ACGGGAACGGGTACGGGTACGGGAACATCCCCGACAGCTTCTTGGGCCGCGGCGCGGGAACCGGCGGCTACCTCCTCGCGCTGCGCGACGGCATCAACGGCGCGACGGTCGCCGATCTCGTCATGCTCGCGCTCGGCTCCCCGATGCCGATGCCCGCGCGCCTCGCGAAGCGAGGCGGTGAGTCGTGACTGCGCCCAAGCCACGCGAGCCCGAGCGATTCGGCCGCACCGAGCTCGAGAACGAGCTCCATCGCCTGCTGACGGTCGCGAGCCTCGCGGAGCTGACCTCTGTCATGGTCGCGCTCGGCGAGCTCGAGATCGATCGCGTGCGGGATGCTCGCGGCCGCCGCATCGTCGTGGACCTCGACGAGCTGCCCGAGCTCATCGCGAGCTCGGTCCGAGCCGTGCTCGCCACGCACGAGTACGCGGTCGCGCACGACCCGGTCCTGCCCGACCCGGCCGAGATGCCGGTCGCGTTGCGCCGGTGCGCCCTGCCCGCGCCCAAGCGGCTGACCATCGCCGAGACGCACCAGCTCCTGGGCGAGCTCGGCCGCAACGTCGCCGGCGTCATCGCGGTGATGAGCGTGCGGCTCGAGCAGCTCGGCCGCATCGAGTTCGTCTGCCCGGTCTGCGGCGACACCTCGCTCGACGAGTTCGATCGCACGCACGGCTTTTGCGCGAAATGCCAGCGCGACACCGGCAAGGCGCCGCGCGCGGGAGGTTCACGGTGACGGTGACGGTCGTGAAGGTTCTGCGGCGCGACGGCATCGCCTGGCGAACCGGGCGCGCCCGGCGCGTCGACTACGACGTCAAGGCCAGCCCCGAGTACCACACGCTGACCCGGTTGATCGGCGAGGCCGTCCGGCGCGCACGCGAGGCGCGCGACGTGCCGGCGGCCGAGCTCGCCGCCGCGATCGGCGTGTCCGAGTCGGTCATCCGGCGCTGGGAGTCCGGCGCGCACGCGCCGACCCTGGCGTCGCTCCTGGCGATCGCCGGCGCGCTCGACGTCGCGCTCGGGAGCCTCATCCCCGAGCATCGCGGCGTCTCGGTCGTGCGCGAGTCCAAGGAAGAGCGCGACGAGCGCGAGCGCAGCCGGCTCTCGGCCGCGTTGCGCGACGCCGGCGGTAGCTACACCGCGGCCGCCCGCATCCTGGGCTGTTCGCGCGGCGGCGTGCGGACCAAGATCGCGAGGCTGCTCGCGTGACACCGACCGATGCGCAGCGCGAGATGTTCGCGGCGTGGCTCGCCGAAGATGCGCCTGGCCGCGCGCGCATCGCCGAGGTCGCGCGGCGTTTCGGGTTCGATCCGTGGACGCGGTATCGGCTGATGACGACCGGACAGGTCGCCTGGGTCCGCGGGTTCCTCGAGGGCCATCTCAGCTGCGGGGAGACCAAGTGCAGCGAGACGTGCGCGCGGCCGGCTGGTCACGACGGCGGCCATGACGAGAACGGCGACGTCACCGTGTACATCTACGCCGAGCACCCCGAGCTCGGCGCCATCTCGGGCGTCCACGTGTTCGGCATCGCGCCGGCGACGCTCGTGCCCTGGCCAGACTCGTGAACGCACGTGAGCTCGCCCGCGCCGAGCTGCTCGCTGCACGCGTGCCGTGTTCGATGTGCGAAGCGCGCGCGGGCAAGCCGTGCGTGACCAAGCATGGCGCCCGCGCCGCGGCGCCGCACCGCGCGCGGGTTCGCGCCGGCGCGCGGCTGCCGGAGACGTTCTTCGTGCGGCGCTTGCTCAGGAGCTCTATCGAGTAGCCGCGCGTCGGGGACTGACCGCGCGCGGTCGGTGGAGCTGGGCCTGAACCAGCGAGAACCAGGAAGGGGCTCGCGAGCTCGTCGTTAGCAGCGACGAACGGGAGCCCAGAGACAAACGGCCCGGTCGGGGTACCCCGCTGTTAGCAGCAGCGGGCCGACCGGGCCAACGGGGATCTGCACCTTGGAAGGTAACCCGTGCCTGTGACTGTGCCCGATCATTTCGGGACAGGGCAACAGATCGGGAAGGGTGCGTCCCCAGGAAGGCCACGTCCGTGGACCGATCCCGGGATCTGCTCGAAGACTCGCCGGCGCTCGCCGGCTCCCTCGTTGACAACCGAACCACGAAGCCACGCGCCAGCGCGCGCGGCGTTCACGACCGGCCGCGGTGGAAGGGCGCCAAGCCTCCGCCGACCGCCGACTGGTCGCGCCAGAAGTGCGAGGCGATCCGCGCGAAGCACGCGTGGGTGCGTGCCCAGCTCGGCGGCGCGGTGCCCAAGCCCTATGACTGCACGCTCGGCGACGACTACGCCGTGCGCGTCGCCGAGGGCAAGCTCCACCCCTACCCGCTCGTGTATCGCGTCTGCGATCGGACCAAGCTCCCGCCGCACGCGAAGTGGCGGCTGACGTCGCGCCACCTCGAGCTGCTCGCGCACTTCGTGACCGCGCACCTGGTGGTCAAGAGCCAGGGCTTCATCGCGTCGCACGGCGACATGGCCCGGCTCATCGGCTGCTCGGAGCGGACGGCCGGTACGCGCGTGCGCGAGCTCGTCGCCTGGGGGCTCCTCGATCGGCTTCCGGGCTTCGTGCCCGGCGGCATGGTGACGTGGCGCGCGCGCAGCGTGTACCGCGTGACGGCGTTCGCGATCACGCTCTTCGACATCGGTCCGCGCCGCGGCCGCAGGCCGAACCGGGAGCGAAGCGAGGGCGCCGAGTTAGCTGGTAAGAGTTACCAGGCAGAACTAACCGGCCCTTCGGTCCGGATTAGAAAAGGAGACGACCGACAAGCGGTCGTCGATCGTCAACCCGACGCCGGCGAAGGACCTGCGCCGATCGCGACAGGCGTCAAGACGCGAACCGAAACGCTGCCGGAAGCTGTTCAGCAGGTGAAGCGGAAGCAGCCCGGCTTCCTCTCGCTGCCGGCGAAGGCGCAAGCGCAGCTCGACCAGCGAATGACCTCGCTGGTCCACCAGGCCGCCGAGCTCGCGACCCAGGCCGCGGCCGCGGCGAAGCCGCCGCGCCGCGAGGTGTCGCCGGCGGCGCCGCACGACGTGTCGCGCCTCGAGGCGGCCGACGCGTCCCAGGTCGCCGGCCGCGTCCGGCGCGAGAATGGGCCGGTGTCGCCGGCCGCGATCCCCTCGGCCGACGAGCTCCGCCGCGAACAGGGCGGCGACGAGGCCGAACGCGCCCGGTTCCGGCAGATCGACGAGCAACGCCGCCGCCGGCGAGAACGCGAACGCGGAGTACTCGGAGGCGTCTCCGACGACGACCTCGCCGACCAGATCGAAGCCACGCTGAAGTCGCACGCTCGAGGCGGCGAGATCGGCCCCGTGAACTACAAGCTCCTCGCCCAGCTGCGGCGCGCGAGCGACCTGAAGCCGCCCGGCGGTGGCGGCGGAAACAACGGAACCGGAGGTGCTTCGTGAGGCTCACCCGACGCCAGATCGCGCGGCTCCACGACCAGGCGATCGCCGTGGTCGCCGTCCTCGAGGCCGACGAGTTCGTCGTCGAGCTCTCGGTCCACGTCCACATGCTCTTGCTCTCGCTCTGCGAGGCGCTCGAGTTCGGGGACCGGAACCTCGTCCGCGAGCTCGCGGAGCTGATGCCGGAGGCCTGGCGCGATCGCCTGCCCCAGCAGGCCTTGGCGATCGCGAACGCGATCCGTCGCGCCGGCGCGGGTGACCGCGCGCAGGCGATGGCGATGCACGCGATCGGAGGTGCCTCGTGAACGAGCTCTACGTGCACAGAAACCGAGTCCCCGGCGAGGTCCTGGTCGAGCTCGATGAGCTCGTGCGCGACGACGGCGCGTGGAGTGTCTGGGGCGAGGAGTTCGACGACGTGCCGCGCCGTCGCAAGCGGTACGCCGACGACCCGACCCGGCCGCGGCGCGCGCAGGACGGTTCGCTGTGAAGAACCCCGACAAGGTCCTGCGCGAACTCGCGTACCGCGCGCGCTCCGGCATGATCGGCGAGCTGGAGAGCTGCACCTGCAGCTTCCCGCTCGAGCACTTCGAGACCTCGAGCGGACATCACGAGAGGTGCGCCGCGCATGGCTGTCACCTGTCGTCGGTGGAGGTCGCGACGCGTGACCCCGGCAAGCTCCTGGTCGTGCAACCGCAGCCGTTCCCGATGTGGGCCACGGTCGGCGGCTGGACGGCGCGCTGTCGCACGTGCGGCGCGGAGCCGTTCGCATGTTCGATCTCGCAGCTCGCGGCGCTGATGGTTGTCGAGCACGGCCACGCGTTGCCCGCGGGAGGTGGCTCGTGACCGCCATCGTGGTCGACGGGCCGATTCGCGCGATCGTCACGCGCATCACGTGGCAGCCGGGCGACCAGCGCGAGCTCGCGTGCGAGGGCGTGATCGTCGGTCGCGCGATCGTGACGCTACGCGACGGGCTCATCACGGTCAACGCGTTCGTCGTCGCGAGCAGCGACCCGCGCACGCTGGGCGAGAAGCGGGCGGTGTTCTTCGATCCGATCGACGAGCGGATCGTGGCGCTGCCGATTGGTTAGTGACAGCTGGTCGTGGTCGTGATGCCGACGGTGTTGGACGTGCAGTGAACCGTCGGCGTCGGGGCCATCGCGGATGACATCGCCGAAGAGAAGGCCCCGAGCGCGGCGCCGATCCGTTGGCGATGCTCCGCTTCTTCGGCGTAGGCGCGTTCGAACTCGGCCGCGTACCGGTCGTTCGTCTGCTGGAGGGTCCGCTTGTTCCAGTCGACGACGCCTTCGTTGTGCGAATCGATGGCCCATAGCTCAACTTGCAGCCACTGCCTGCAGTCGAGCGGGTGCGCGGTGCACTTATTGTCGACGGCGGTCCAATCTGCAAACACATACCGCTCTCGGAGGCGAGCCATGAACGTTTCGAGCAACCGCTGGTCGCAGGTCGCATCTTCGCGGCCCGCGCACATCCCATCGACGAAGCGCGTGAGTTCGTTTGGCGCAAGGATCTCGGCCGCCACAAGCCCACAGGGTTGCATGCCCGTTCTCTCGCCGACCTTGAAGGGGCGGGTGCCAGGCGGCTCGGGGGTTGGGGGCGACTCGGTGCAGTCCGGCGAGATCAGCTTCGCGAGCGCCATGCCGGTGACGCGCGCGAGTTCAGTCTGGCGCGCCGTCTCGATTTCGCCGCGCCGGCTCGAAAAGCAACCGCTGAGAGTCAGGCCAACGACGAGCGGCGACAGGCGCATCTGATCATCGTAATGCAGTTCGACGGGGGTGCGCCTGCAGTTCGACGGGGGTGCGCCTGCCACAATTCGCGGCAGGGCCTCACGGCAACGCGCGAATCAACTCCGACCGATGCTCGGGCTTGGGCCAGAGGTGGTCGTGCTGGTTCCAGATCGACCCGTCCGATGCAACGACCGCCGGCGCGCGGCCGTTGGGGCCGCAGCACTGCGCGACGTCGAGCAGCGACCAATCCGGCTTGGAGATGTCGAACGCGGCCGCGCGCGACACGCCGACCACGATGCACTCGTGCCCACAGAACGGCGGGTGACCGGGCAGGTAGATCGTCGGGTACGCGAGGATGTCGCCCGGCTGCGGCGCGTCGGTGACGACCGCGAACAGGTCGCGGCCGTGCCGCGCGTCCTCGAGCTTGCTGTTGCAGTTGAGGTCGTCGCTGCAGGTCGACCACGGGCCGCGGTTGTAGCCGGGGCGGTGGCGCGGGAGCTTGTAGCACCAGCAGCCCGCGAACCCGGCGCAGTCGGAGCCACGCGCTCCGAGGTCGTTGGTCGTCCACGGGAGGTCGACGTCGGGTGCGCCCGGGAACGTTGGCTGCGGCCGGTAGTCGCCGGTGCCGAGCTCGTACTGGCCGCCCTTGCCGACGATCGACAGCGCGCGCGCGACCGCCTCGGCGGCGCTGCAGGGCCGCGGTTCGGTCACTTCGCAGAACCGCTGCCGGCGGCGGCCTTCGCCGCGGCGGCCTTCTGGGCGCACTGCCAGACGTCGGCGGCGAGCTCGGCGGCATTGCCGGCCTGCAGCGCCTGGAGCAGCAGCACGTCCTCGCTGCCGAGGCAGGTGAGGCCAGCCTTCTCCTCCGCGCGCTGCGCGCTGGAACACGAGGTCGCGATGAACAGCGAGAGCGCGAGTAGGCGTTGACGGAGCATGCTCCAACGGTCGCGCGCGGCCGCCGCGGCCTGAAAGGTTAGGAGCTCGAGCTCCGCGTCGCGGTCGTCGGATGGACGAGGCCGACGACGGCGACGCCGGCGGCGAGCAACGCCGCGGCCCACGACCCGCCGAGCAGGACCGCGTTGTAGCCCGCGGCCGCGACGGTGCTCAGGCCCGAGACGATGACAGTGCGACTGCCGACCGCGAGCCAGGTCGCCACCGCGCCGAGTCCCGGCGCGTTCTGCAGCGAGGTCGAGCTCAGGTAGGCGAGGAGCTTGGTCACCATCAGCAGGACCCCGAACACCGTCGCGGCCCAGCCCGCCCTCGCGAGCAGCTTCACGTCGCCGATGGCCGCGAGGGGGGACTCGGCGGGATCGGGGAGCTGGCCTGCGGAGGGCAACAGCGAGGAGCCGACGATCGGCGCGCCGGTGACGCCGGCGTCCATGTGGAGGGTGGACGTGACCTCGGTCAGCGGCGCGCCTGAATCGGCGTTCGCCGAGCGGCACCGGCCGGTGAAGACGGCGAATGCGATGAGGACGGCGACGACGAGGGCCTGGGTGAGAGCGCGAGACGGAGCGGCGAGCGAGAAGGCGTGGCGCGGCATGGCGGATCTCCCTGGCTAGCGTTTCTTGAGCGGTTCGTAGTCGGTCGGGTACGTGACGCGGTTGGCCGCGGCGAGCTCGCCGAGCTCGAGCTCGTGGCGCGTGAAGCACTCGCGGCAGAGGTGCTCGTCGAGGAGGTAGTCGCGCATCGAGTGCACCTCCGGGATGCGCGCGCCGCACGCGCACTCGCCGTCGATGGCGCCGCGGCGGTGGAACACGCCGCCCGGGGCGATGCGGACCTGGTAGTCGGGGAGCATCACGATGCTCGCGACGACGACGGCGCCGCGTCTGATGGTTCGGCGCTCGAGCGGGACGGCATAGCCGATGGACAGGGTCGCGGTCATGGCTTGCGGCGAGGCGCGAGGCGTTGCTGGTACGCCGTCGGCGACAACGGCGGCGGCGCTGGTGGCGGGGCTGGTGGGGTCGGCGCCGCGGTGCCGCGCGGCCGCGTCGCGGTCTCGAAGTCGTCGACCTCGACGATCGGCACGCCGTGGACCGGCGTGTGGTCGCCGACCCAGTCGAAGACGACGTCGATCTTGGTCGACAGCTTCGACATCTCGCGGGCATGCGTGAGGCTGGCGCTGGTATTGCGGTCCAGGGCCGTCGTGATGCGGGTGACTGCCCAGCGCAGGGCCGCGATGAGGCTTCCGCCGGCGCTCGCGGTGAGCGTGATAACGGCGGCGAACTGCGCGTCGGTCACGCCCTCGAGCGTGCGGGGTCGCGGCGCGGGTCTGAAAGGTTGGGCGGCGCCGGCCGCCGACGCTCAAGTCACTGAACCTTCCAGCACATGTAGTCATACGTCGTCGATGCGATGTCGACGCTCATGGTGATCGCGGTCGCGCTGTTGGCGAACGTGGGCTCGGTCGAGACCCCCTCGGCCTCCACGATGCACGCCGGCGGGTTCGTATAGGTCGCGCCGAACGTCAGGGTGCAGGTCGTCGCGCCGGTGCCGGTGGTGAAGCGGCCCGCGATGTCCGATCCATGGATCGACGAGCTGCTGCCACACGACGTGAGCGTCGGGGCCGTGGCGCCGACCGTCGAGACGTGCGCCGATGGGCCGCTGAAGGTCGCGTTGCCATCGATGGTCGTCGAGCCACCGAGGAAGTTGAGGACCACGTTGTTGTCGGCCGTGAACGTGGTTCCCAGGACCGTGGTGTTGCCGCTGATGACGTTCAGATCGACGTCGCCGTTGTCGGTCCAGATCGCGACGTTGTCGACGCTGCCTCCGGTGCCATTCGCGTTGCCATAGATCGCGACGTCGGTCAGCGTGTTGGTGCCGCTCGAGATCGTGGCGGCGTTCGACGCGTTGAGCCCGTACGACGTGATCGCCGCCGACGTCGTGTTGTACGTGCCCGTGTTGGTGAGCGCCTCGGCATCGGTGCTGCCGGTTCCGGCAGTGAACGCGTAGCCCACGATCAGCGATTCGTTCGCGTTGCTCAGCCCGGAAACCGTGAGGCGCCCCGTCGACGTGGTGCCTAGCGCTGTCGAGTTGGCGGTTGCCGTTAAGCTTCCTGGTGAGACTACGAGCGCAGGCAGATAGACATTGAGACCGATCCGCCAACCTCCGAGCGTGCTGTCATAGATCAGCCGTGTATAACCACCAACATCGTTTAGCGTGTATGTGGTCTGCGCTGTGGTCATATTGAATCGGTTAGTCGACGTGCTGCCTAGGTTGGCGATGTCCAGGGTGCATAGACCGGAAGATGTGGCGCAGAAGAGGTCAACGGTACGACCGGAAACCCCGCCCGTCATGCCGGTAAGCGTGACGCTCGACGATCCGGTGAATACCAGCACCGTTGTCGTCGCCCCGAGCGAGTAGTTGTTGACGGTTCCGGTGGTGGTCGAGTCCTGTTGCACGGTGCCGGCGAAGTTGCCGACCGTGAAGGTGGTGCCGTTGTCGGCAGTGGTGCCGTTGCCGACCGATGTCGACGTCGCCCAGACTGGAGTCGAGCCGACGGTCCCCGTGCCGGTGACGGTGCCGCCGCCCGAGGGGGCATCCCACGAGCCGTCGGCGCGCAGGTAGTTGGTCGTGCCGCCGCCCGAACTCGGCACGCAGCCCCCGGCGCCGGAGGTGAAGTTCGGGCAGCTGATCGTGTTGGCCGAGCTTGATAGGTTGGTGCCGGCGACATCGAATACGGCGGCCCACGAGCCGTCCGCGCGAAGGAAGTTCCCGATGCCGCCGCCGCTCGCTGAGACGCAGCCTTCCGTTCCGCTGGTGAAGGTCGAGCAGGTGATGGTGCCGCTGGTCGTGATGGGGCCGCCGGTCAGGCCCGCCCCAGTCGCCACCGATGTGACGGTCCCGGTGCCGCCGCCGCTCGGCGCCGACCATGAGCCGTCGGCGCGGAGGAAGTTCGTGGTCCCGCCGCCCGACGCCGAGACGCAGCCTGATCCCGTGCTCGAGAAGTTCGCGCACGCGGCGTTGATGTTGTCGCCGGGCGAGAGCTGCTGGATGCGCCCGTTGAGGATGACGAGCGGCGTGCGCGTCGTCGCCTCGGATGAGATGCCGACGATCGCGAACGCAGCCACGGCGATCGCGACCAGCGCGGGCAGCACGACGCGAGGACGCCTGACGGTCACGCTGTTGTCCTCAGCGGCGCAGTGTCGGCCTCCGGGACGTATAGGCCTTCCTTGCCACATACATCGCAGCGACAACGGGCGACCATCGTCACCGCCGTTCGGCGAACCGTCGGGTAGTTGTCGTGCTCGTCCTGTGTCGGCGCGCGCAGGTCCTCGAGCTGGACTAAATGGTCGGCATCACAGTTTGTGCATCGGCAATCGGGGATCTGATTCATGCCGTCGAGGCTAGAGCAGGCGGGCAGTATGACGCGCGGTTTCATTGGGCGACTCCTATAGGGCTACCGGGGGGATCAACGTGATGCGTGCCTGCGTCGGTGACAGGCCGATGAGCAGGGGGCACACGAACTGGCCGATCGTGGTAGGCGCGGTCGCCGTGTACGCGCCGGCGGTGGTCGCGCTCAAGTAGTAGACCGCGTCGTATGCGAGGCCCCCGGTCGTGCCGGCGATCGCATCCCACTGGGCGGTCGTCAGCGTGATCACGTCATCGCCCTGTAGCGGGCCGGCCTGGCCCACCGCGAGTGACGGCGACATCGCGACCAGGCCGATCACGATGGACGTGCCGAGTGCGTTCGCCTGTGCGAGGCTGAACGAGCTGACGCCGGCGGCGTAGACCGGCTGGCCGACCAGCGCGGCCGCGGAGCTGATGTTCGTGTACGCGTTCGGCGATGCGATCGAGTAGCCGGTGCCGCCGACGGGCATGTGGCTCACGTGCCGTCTCCCATCTCGCGCTTCTCGGACGCGGTGTAGTCGGGCACCTTGACCGAGCCGAACGCGGGTTTTGGGGTCGGGCTCTGCGTCCCGCCCTGGGAGCCGTCTTCCTTGGCGTACTGCCCCTGCAGCACGGACAGGATGCGCGGGTCGAGCGCGGGATCGAGCGCCTGCCCGGTGAACATCGAGAGCGCGAGCCGGCGCTGGAACGGGATCGACTTGCCGCCCTCGGCGACCTTGCCGAGCACGGCCTGGGTCAGCGCCTGCGCGCGCTGGGGGTAGACCGCGCGGTAGGCCTCGACGTCCTCGGGGGTGAGCGAGCCGTCGATGATGCGGCGCTCGACGCCGGCGGGGTCCTCGACCGCCGCGGCCTTGCGCGCCCACGTCCGCATCTCCATGTTCGACGGCTGCCACGTCGCCAGGCCTGCGGGGATCGCCGCGATGTCCGGCATGCGCGGGAGCGCCGCGGACAGGTACTCGATGCGGCGTGCCGCCATCGTCTCGAGGCGGTCGGCAAGCACCGGCGACACTGCGCGCACCGGCGCGAGCCGCTCGGCGACAGCCGCGCGCGCCGGCGGTGTCATCCGCGGGTAGCCGGCCTCGTCGTATGCGGTCTGGCTCTTGACCTCGGCCGAGCGCTTCGCGAACAGGCCGGAGAGGTCCTTGGGCTCCGCCGCGGCCGCGGTCGCCGCCGACGACGGCGCCGCGTACCGAACGGCGCCGAGCGTCGTGGTCGCGAGCGGGATGGCGGAGCGCGTGACCTTGGCGCCGGTGTTGACGACCGCGTCGGCGACGTCGGCCGCCTTGCCCGTGCTCGCGGCGATGGTCTTGCCGAGCTTGCCGAACACCAGGTCGGAAGCGAACGAGGCGGCCTTCGCGCCGACCACGTGGGCGGCGACCGAGCTGCCGGGGATGGGGAGCGAGTGCATCAACCCCGCCGCGGCGCCGAACACCGAGCCTTCGAGCATCCGCTGCGGGAGCCCGGCCTCGGGCACGGGCGGCGGGACGGGCTTGGGCGCGCTGAGCGCGTCGCGCGCGGCGCCGATCGCGGTCAGCCGCGGCGAGCTCGGCTCCGCGGTCAGCTCGGCGATGCGCTGCTGGAGCGCCTTGTTCTTCTCGAGCTGCCCGGGTAGTGCGTCCAGCGCCGCGGCGCGCGCGCCGGTCTCGTCGCCGGCGAACGCGGTGCGAAGCTCGGGTTCCTTGGCGATCATCTCCTCGAACGCCGACTGCTGCATCCGCAGGCCCTTGAGCGCGGCCTCGGGCTTCTGTGCGAAGCCGATGGGGTCGTCGTAGAGCGCGCGCAGCGACTTGTCGGCCTTGCTGGCGCGCGCGGCGAGCGCCTTCATGCCCTCGACCTGCTCGCCGGCGGCGCTCTTCGCGCCGTCCTGGCCGACCAGGAACACCTTCTTCGCGCCGTTGTCGTCGCGAAAGCCGCGGATATCGTCGGCGAGCTGTTGGCGCAGCGGCGCCCGCTCCTGCTCGATTCGTCCGAGCTCGGTCTGCTCGGCGCCCTTGAGGCCGGGCTTGTCGAGCCCGGCGAGATCCGCGGGCACGGCCGCCTGGGCGGCGTGCGCGTCGGCGGCGTCGCTGAGCGCGCCCTGGGCCTTCGCGAGCCCGCGCTCCGCCGCGCCGGCGCCCTCGCCGAGCTCGCCGCCGTAGAGCATCGACGACGACAGGCTCGCGCCGGCGTGCTCGATCGAGAGCGGGTCGGCGGCAAGGCCCGCGAGTCCGGCGACGTCGCCGGCGAACAGGGGGGCGACCACGCCGGCAACCTGGCCGGCGACGTCGGCGCCCTGGTTGAACTCGCGCTCATCCTGAAACGGCGACACCGCGCCCATCGTCAACGAGTGGACGAATCCGCCGCCGAGCGCCTTTCCGGCCGCGACGACGCCGGTGTTCTCGGTCTTGCGCTCCTGGTGCGCCTGCGCGACGACGGCCTTCGTCGGGTCGATCGTCTCGGCGGTCGCGCCCTGCTGCGCGACCTGGTCGGGCGATGCGAAGTTGTCCTCGCCGAACTGGCGCACCGCGATGGCCTGCGGCGCGATGTACTTCTTGCTCGCGAGCAGCGCCGGCACCTCCGACTCGTCGTGGACTTCATCGACGCCGGTCTCGCGATTGGTGAGGGTGACGTTGCCCATCAGTCCTCCGGCGGGAGGCCGCGCTTGGCGTCCTCCTCCTGCTCCTTCTTCTTCTCGGCGTCCGCGTCGCGTTGCGCGCGCTCACGCCAGGTGTGGTTCTCGACGACGTCGCTGCGGTAGTCCTTGGGCAGCGGAGGTGCGTCCTTGGGGATATCGCCCATCCCGCTCCAGCCCGGCGCCCGCGGCGGCTTGTCGACGGTCGCGTCGGGCGGCCACGCCGGCGCGTTCAGGAACAGGGTCGGGCTGCGGGTGGCCATGAGGTTGCGCATCTTCGAGTACTCCTCGTGCGCCTCGACGACCTTGCCGGCGGCGTCGGCCACCTTCTGGTCGTGTGCACCCTGGGCGGCCGCGAGGTCCCCCTTGCCCGTGATGCCTTTCTTCCAGGACTCGTCGCCGGCGACGGCGTGGAACTGGTCGAGGAGCTGACCGTAGGTGTTACCGAGCCTGTTGTGGAGCTGGACGAATGCGATGTCGCGCGGGTTGCTGCGGGCGTCGCTCGCGTCGAGCGGCTTGGGCGCCGGAGGCAGGCCGACCGCCACCTGCACGTTGGTCTTGTCCTGTATCGCCTTGGCTGCCTGATCCTTGAGGCGCTGCGCGGCGTCGGCGCGAGCGCGATCCGCATCGGCGCCGTTCCCGGCGGTCAACGCGGCCTCGTCGGCCATCAGCGCGTCCGGTGTGGGCGCCGGCTTCCGCATCGCCTTGGCGTTGTTGATGATGGAGTCGCCGTCGGCGCCGACGATATTCATCGCGCCCTTGAAGTCGCGGTCGGCGCGATCCTGAGCGTCGCCGATCATCTTCCCGACGTCGTGGGTTGTGATGACGTCGTTGAGCTCGGGGATCTGCTTGGCCTGGGCCTCGATCTGCCCGGCGCGCGGCGTGTCGCCAATCGACTTGACCAACAGTACGGCCGTCTTTTCGCGCGCGGCCTCGTACTCGCGCGTGTCGGTGTCGGCGAAGTGCGACCACATCGCGCCGGCGAGATTCTTGTGGCCGTTCGCGCGCGCCGCGATGGTCGCGAGCTCCTTGAACGCGTTCTGTAGGCCCGAGTACGCGTCGAGCTGCTTGGTGACGTTCTCGGGCTCCTTCTCGTCGACACCCTTGCCGCCCGCCTTGCCCAGACCACGCTTGCCCATGACCGGCTGGCCGGTGAACGGGTCGAAGAGGCCGGTGGCGGTCGTATATACGGGGTTCGACGGCGTGGCGCCGGCGGAGCTTCCGCCGCCGGCCCCCTCGCCGCCCGCGCCGGCGCCGCGGCCCTTCTTGAGCACCGCGTTTTCTTCCATCGCGGCGTCATGTCGCGCGCGCTCGTCCTCGCGCGCCTTGTCGGCATCCGCCTTGGCCTGCTCGAGGTTCTCCTTCGCGCGCTGCGCGCGGTATCCCTCGGTGACTGCTTGCTGGCGCGCGGCAAGGTCCTGCTTCGCGCTCGCGATCGAGCGAACGGTGGTCCCACGTGGGTCGTAGTTCTGCGCCTGCGCGTCGAGCTGGTTCATCGCAGACTGGTAGGCGCCGACGCGATAGGCGGTCGTCGCGCGGTCGAGGTCGCCGTGGCGCGCGAGCTCGTCGCCGATCGCGGTCTGCTTGAACTGCAGCCCCTTCCACTTGTTCGCGATGTTGTCCTTCTGCGCGGCGACGTTGCGGTCGATGTTCTTCTCGAACTGCTCGAGCGCGAGGTTGCGACCGCCGGTGAACTGCGACATCGCTCCGCCGATGCCCGAGAACAGCACGCCGGCGATCGTTGCCCCGAGCCCAAGCGGCTGCGGATCGATCTTGGTCGCTGCGAGCGCCTGGCCGTCCTGGACGACCTGGGCGGTGGCGGCCGTCGCCTTGTCGTAGGCCGCCTTCGTCGCCGCCATCTGCTGCGCCGCCTGCGTCTGCTGGTCAGCGGCGAGCTTGGACTGCTGCGCGTACCACTCCTGCTGCGCGGCGTGGTTCGCCGCAACGGTGTCCTCGACGAGCTTCTCCGGGTGCTGCCGGTAGTACTCCTCCTTGGCCGAGTCCTCCTGCGCTTGCTGCTGCGCGGAAGCGTGCATCTCCGCGAGCGACGGCGGCTGCTCGATCGGCTGGCCGTCGGGACCGACCGCCGGAGCTTGCGGGGCGGCTGCGCCGAGCTGTGCGGCCGCGGGCGGCGAGCCGGGCGGCGGCGGCGTGAGCTGAACGGGCGCGGCGCCCGCCCCCGAGAGCGCATTCTGGATCGGTAGGCCGGCGCTCGGGGCGCCAGGTCCCGCGTTCGGTCCACCGGAGCCGTCGTCGGCGGGCGCTGGTGGCGGTGACGCCGACGCCGGCGCCGGCGCCGGCGAGCTCGCGGCGGCCGCCTGGTCGAACGCGCTGCCAGGCGGCGGCGGCGGCACGGGTGGCGTCGCGGCGGGCGCGGACGCCCACTCCGACGGCGGCCACGTCAGGTCGTATGCATACGGCGACGCCGCCGGCGCGCCGACCACGGCGCCTGGCACGTCCTGCGCCTCCACGGGGCCGCTGTCGTCGCCGTCGGCCACCGATCAGTCCTCGTCTCCGTCGTCGTCGGCCATCGGCTTGCTCTTGCCGCTGGACTTCTCGAGCTTCGACACCCGCTGGTGCAGCGCAGCGATCATCGCGGTATTGGCGCCGGCGAGCTTGCCCACGTGAAGCACTTTGCCCTTGGGCGTGTCGATCACTGCTTGTTTGAGCCCGGCCTTCTCGAGGTCCTGCGCCATCACGCCGAGGTGCTTGCCCTGGCCCAGGCTCTGGTCCTTGTACGAGTAGGTCTTGGCCTTCAGGCCGGACATGACCTTGCTCGCCTCGTCGTCGCCCGACTTGATGTCGGTCTTGAGCGTCTTGTCGGACTTGATGGCTGCGGCGCCCGCGGAAGCGAGGCCGCTCAGCGCACCGCCGATCGTGCTTCCCCATGTCTTCTGCGGCGTGCCGAGCGCGGTGCCGTACGCGCCGGTCGCCGCGTTGAGGCCGCCGAGCGCGGTCTGGCTCGCATTGCTCTGCATCCCGAGGTTGAGGTTCGAGAGGTTCTGGGTGGCCTGGTTGCGCTCCTGCAACCCGGCGACCGCTTGCTGACCGGCGAGTCCGTTCGCGGCCTGGCCCATGTTCTGGGCCGCGTTGCGCGCGGCCATCGCGGAGTTGTTCGGGTTCGCGCTCGCGGCCATCGACTGCTGCGTCGCGAGGTTCTGTTGTAGCCCCTGCTGCAGCTGCTGCATCGAGACCGAGTCCTGCCCCTGCATCTGCCCCTGTAGGTACGACTGCTGCGAGCCGAGCGCGTTCGTCGCGTTGGTGTAGTTGCCCGTCGCGGTGGCGGCGAGCCCGGACGCGGTTTGCCCGACGCCGCCCTGGCCGCCGAGCGCGTTGCGATACGGGTTGCTCGGGTCACCGCTGCCGATGCCGAGTGCGCCGCTGACGTCTGACCAGAAACCCATATGGTGACCTCCTAGACGCGTGAAGCCGGCGAGAGGCCGGAGAACAGACCGGGCTCGATGCCGACGTCGAGCGCGATGCCGGTGAGGGTGCACGCCTCCGCGCTCGGCCCCGGCGAGCCGTTCGGCTGGAGCGCGGTCAGGCGTACCTTGATGGCCTGGCAGCGCTTCTGCGATGGGCCGTGGCGCACCTGCTCGGGTCCGCCCACGACGGTCGAGCTCGGCGTCCACGTCATGTTGTCGAGGTAGAGCGGGTTGCCGCTGCCGTCGAGCTGGTAGTTGTAGGCGACCCGCACCTGCAGCGCATGGGCTCCGCGATATTCGCCCAGGACCTGGATGTTCCGGACGTAGCCGCGGCCCTGTAGGTCGTTGAGCTTGATCCAGCCGGTCTCGACGTCGATGCCGTAGCCGAGCGGTGGCGTGAGCGTCGACTCCTCCACCTGCGGACCGTTGACGGGGTCAAGGTAGACGTACTGGCCCTGCCAGATGCACGCGTGGAGAGCGCCGGCGACCGACCAGGTCGACCACTCCTGGACGATGTAGTCGTAGACGAGGATACGGTTCGTGGTGACCGCGCGGACCTGGTTCTGGCCGGGCACGACGTGGCATGCGACCACGGTCTCGCCGTCGAACTCCGCGACGCCCTCGCCGACGTACTGGATGTTCCGGCCGGTATCCATCGTGTACCAGCCCTTGAGCGTCTTGAAGATGAGGCCGAACGGACCCAGCGCGATCGCGTCGGGCCCGACCGCGCCGACGTCGGTCGAGATGAGCTGCGGTGCGTAGTTCGTGCCGCCGCCGGTGTTGTCGTAGCCGTCGCCGGGGAACGCGAAGATAGCGCTCTGCCGGAACACGATGAGCGTCTCGGCGAGGAACTGCATCGCCGTGATCGGTCCGGCGCCGGGCGGGACGTCGATCGTGAGTGCGTCGTTGAACGCGGCGACGTCGCCGTCCTCGCGCAGGAGTGAGTACCAGACCTGGTCGGGGTAGCCGGCGATGCCGGCGAGGAAGATGCGGTAGTAGTCGGCGGCGATGAGGGTCGCCGCCGGCGGCGCGAGGTTCGAGAGCACGCCGCCGTTCTCGTTGTTGGCCTCATGCGTGGTCGCGGTCGCGTCCGCCTCGCCGTCGGTGAACGCCGACGCGAAGCCGGTCGCCGGCGCCGGGATGTAGGGGTTCGCCGATGCGCCGCTGTTGGCCGGGTTCTGGTCGGTGATGAGGTACATCGGCGCCTGCAGCGTCGGGTTGTCGGCGGTGCGCCAGACCTCGAGCGCGGGCGGGTTGGCCGTCTTGTGCGTGATGGGGCACGCCGGACCGGCCTGCATCGCGAACGCGGTGCCGGTGTTCGTCGCGTTGGCGAGCGTGGCCGTGGTCGATCGCTCGCTCTCGCCCTGCGCGTTGTACCAGCGGAACGTCCCCTTGTATCCGTATGTGCCGGTGGCGATGGAGCCCGAGCCGGAAACGATCGCGTCGAGGTACCACGGGTAGATGTGGAAGCCGACCTCGTAGAGCGCCGCGCCGTCGTACTGCAACACCTCGCCGGCGGCGACGTACGTCGTGAGGCCGAGACGCTCGGTCTGCCGCGCCTGGTTCGAGTCGAACGTGAACGTCACGCTCTGCGGCGAGCGCATCGCGTAGGCCGAGGGCACCGGCAGGGCGGCGCCGGTCGTGGTGTTGCCAGTGCCCACCGAGATCTGGCGGCGCTTGCTCAGGCAGACCGTGAACGTCGTGTTGACGGCTCCGACCTGGACGGTGGGAAGGCGGCCGATCGACGGCGACAGGCCGGCGCCGCTTTCGTATACGGCCTTGGCGAGGCACTGCGAGCCGGGCGCGCCGTTCCCGCCGGTCTGGGGCGCGTAGCCCGTGAGGAGGTCGGCTGGCCCATAGAGGAAGTACGCGTTCTCGAACGCGCCCGTCCCGCTGACCATTGCGGAGCCCTGGCCGACGCCGCAGGTCTGGCCGAACGCGAGCCAGACATGGGGCTCGTTGTTGTAGAGGAACGCGCGCGACGCGACGCCGCACCAGCCGGCGGCGATGGCAGGTGTGCCGATGGTTCCGGTCTCTGTGCATGAGCCGATCTGCGTCGAGAACGCGGAGTTGTTGCCGGCGTTTTCGTTCGATGAGACGAACGCATAGCAGGTAGGGGTCGAGCCGCCGGTCATGACCGCGGCGATCTGGTTGATGGGCGTGCTCGCGACCGTGAGTAGTGTCTTGTTGATAACGCTCGTATCCGCGAGGGTCGCGATCGTGATCAGGTCCGCGATGACCGCGGTACCGTCGCCGCGCACGACCATCATGTTCGTGCCGGTGGCGTCGCTCGCCACCGAGACGGGGCCGTCTGCGGTCCGCGTCTTGTTGGCCGTGGCGAGCGTCAGTGAGCTCGAGATCGAGAACACACCATACTGGGACGCCGACGTGACGTGAGACGCGCCGATGGCGACGTCGCTGCCGATCTGTTGTGTCGCGTCGTAGTACGGCAACTCGACCCCGAAGCTGGAGATTGAGGTCGGTGTCGTGGCCGCGCTGGTCGCGATGTTGTTCGGATCGAGTGCGACCGCCACGAGAGTCGCAGCCGAAACGAAGAACCACAGCACCTTGGTCTCGAGCGCGACGAGCTTTGCCCGGGACGCGCCGTTCGCGGCGATGTAGGAGGTCACCGTCGGATTGAGCAGGACGTTGCCGGTGTTGTTGTCGATCGCGGCGATATAGACGTTGGTGGTCGACGCGTTCGGCGATCCCGTCCATGTGAAGAAGGTGACGTTGCCCAGGGTTGCCTGGTCCTGATCGATCTGGTCATCGGTGGTCGCGAACGTCGTCTGCTCGCTGACCTGGGCGGCGTAGTGGTTGCCCTTGGCCACCCATCCGCCGGCGCTGGTGTCCCAGCTGTAGAGCCCCGTGCTCGTGAACATCAGCAGCTCGTTGCCGTTGACGGCCAGCCGGCGCAGGTTCGTGAGGAAGCCCCCGGTGACGGTCTCGGTGCCGAGCGCGAAGTACGGCTTGCGCGTACGCAAAGCGCCCCACTCGTCGAACTCGACATCGGTGGCGATGTCGAGACCCGACGGCTGCATCGCCTGTGGCGACTGCTTCGTCTTGAGGCCCATGACGAACGGGACCTGGACGAGCTGGAACTGCAGGCCCTGGGCGCCCATCACATCACCATCAGGTCGACGGTGACGGTCGCCCCCCAACCGGAGGCCTCGAGGACGACGACGGTCGCGTTGCGGAGGACCTCGGCGATCGCGCCGTTGCTCGACCCGCCGCGTGCCGGCGACGGCGCGACGAACATCGGGACGCGGCCCAGGCCGTGGGGGACGGAGACCTGCGTCGCGTTCGGCAGCGCGACGTTACGGACCACGCGCGCGGCGACCGCGGGCTGCTTCTGTATCTCGTCGATGCGCTCGCGGTGGTTGCGGTTCGCGCGCTCGGCCACGGGGTCGGCGAGCTGGACGGTGACGCCCGCCCTCATCGGTTGGCCCTCATCGATCGAGCCACCACTCGCCGTCGCGGTACGGCTCGAAGTAGTCGTCCTCGTCCTCGACCATCATGCGCGGCGGGTCGTTGAACGCCCGCATCGCCGCCCACTCGACCAGCTTCTCGCGCGCGGCATCGCGCTCGGACATCGCGACCGAGGCGTCGCTCTTGATCTTCGCGAGGATGCGGACCGCGGTCCCCCAGATCATGAACTGCTCGCCGTACGGCGAGACGACGTCGACCAGCGCGGAGTCCGCGTAGCTCTGCAGGTCCGGCGGCTGGTTGACGTACCGCAGGATGTAGACGTCGTTCGCCGGCGGCGTCGGGTAGAGGTAGATGGTGTCGTCCACGAGCTCGTAGCGGCGCGCGTGGCCGGTGCGGCCGGCCCACATCGCACGCTCCTGCGGCTGCATCTGGCGCAGCCGCCGGAGCCGGCCGGACGGCGCGATCACGCGCTCGATGGTGTCGACGGTCGCGTAGTGGTCGACCGGCTCGCCCCAGGTGTTCGTGCCGCCTGGGGTCGTGAACGTGGTCGACGTCTCGAAGTAGCGAAGGCCGGGCTCGGCGACCGCCGAGTAGAGGTCGCCGTACTGCGCGCTCATCATCGAGTTGACGAGCGTGGTGGCGGTCGACGAGCCGAAGAACTGCAGGTCGTACTCGACGTCCGCCTGCTGCAACGCACGCGTGCGCAAGTCGCTCATGGCGAAGCGACGTGGCACGCCGGCTCAGCTCCGCGAGGCCTTGAAGTAGAAGCTCAGGTCGAGCAGGTTGGTCGTCGCCATGTCGACGGCGGCGAACGAGCTCTGCCCGTTCCACAGGTCGACCTCGATCGACCAGCTCGGCAGCGTCGCCCCCGAGCCCGCGTTCGCCACCAGGAGGCCGGCGGTGGCGTTGTATCCCTTCACGTTCCCCTGGGTCGTGGTGTCGCGGAACGCGAAGCCAAAGCCCATGAACAGGCCCGGGTTGTCCGCGAACACGACGTTGATGCGGCCGGTCGCGACCCACGAGATCGTGGTGCGCTGACCGTACGTGGTCGTCAGGTTCGCGGTGGTGCTCGAGGCAAGGACCGGCGCGGTGCCCGCGCCCGTCCCCAGGAGGAACACCAACCACTCGTGGACGCCCGCGAGGTTGACGTAGTACTGCTCGAACTCGACCACGGCTCAGCGCTCCCAGTAGCCGACCGTGAACTGGTAGGTGCGCGCAGCCGCCTGCGCCGCGGCCCACTCGCTCAGGTAGTAGTTCTGCTGCGGGCCGATGATGACGGGACCGCAGGAGAGCTGCGAGAAGCACTGCAGCGTGCCGTCCGTCGGCATGCCCGGGCCCTGCGGGACCGTGTTGCCGAACGTCAGGAGCACGTAGTCGTTGGCGACCGGGATGACCGACCGCACGAGGTGGTTGTGAACGAGCCGCGCGGACGCCGACGCCGCGGCGAGCACCAGCGCGCCGAAGTTGACCGTCGCGTTGCTCTTGCTCGAGGTGTTCATGTTCGGCGACACCGGCGTGATCGCCGAGCCGCCGCTCGACCAGCGGGACGGACCCGCATCGAGCTTCCCGGTCAGGTTGTAGTTCGTCGAGGAGGTCCCGACGGCCACGACCTGGAGCAGGATGAAGTCGAGGTAGATCTGCTTGCCGCTATTGCTGACGGTGTTGTTGTTGAAGATCGACAGCAGGCCGACCGTCTCGGAGAACGCCGTCGGCGCGGTCGCGCCGGCGATCGCCGTGCCCGGCGTCGGGTTGGTCGCGACGAAGTAGGAGCCTTCGTCGGCCAGGGCGTGGTGGCGCGCGCCGTGGAGCGGCTGTGCGACCACCTCACCGTAGCGGCTGATGCGAAGCGGGCTGTTGACCTGGTCGCCGACCGCCGGGTTGGGAAGGTTGCGGTTGGTGAGGGCCCAGAGCAGGACTTGTGACGGGTTCATGGCGTGGTGGTCCCTTTCAGATCGCGGTCACAGCGCCGACGCCGTTGGAGCCGGTGTCGTACTGGATGTAGTTGCCGATGAAGCGGGCCCGGATTTCGAGACCGTCGGTGTTGGCGTCGCGCAGCATCGGGCGCCCGTCGTCACGGATGATGTGGACGAGCTCCTCGAGGTGCTTGATGCAGTGGGCGTCCGGCCGATTGAGCCGCACGCGGTCGTAGCGGGCGTCGGGGTCCGACATGACCTTCAACGCCCCGCCGGCGGTATGCAGGATGATGAATTCGAACCCGACGTCGGCGGTGCCGCCGATGTCCGAGCCCATGTACTCGACCTTGGCGCCGAGCCGCTTGACCATCGCCTGAAACGTCGAGGGGAAGACCTGGCAGTCGACCGCCTTCTTCGCGATGATCTGCATCTCGACCGCGATGTCGCCGATGAGCTCCTCGGGGTAGCGCGAGGTGTCGTTGATGCGGACACCCGAGAGGGCTTCGGCATCGACCGACCGATCGATGCCGCGGAACGAGTCGCCGGCGACCGGCACGGAGAGCGGTGTGCACAGCTCCATGCCCTCGATGCAGTTGCCCGGGTCGCCGTTGCGGAACAGGTAATCCGAGTCCGCGAAGCCGACCAGGGTCGCGGCGTTGTCGAGCGTGATGGTGCCGTTGGTGCGGTTGAGGCCGACGACCGTCGCGAAGCCGCTGCGCGCCGACGTGCCGTTGGAGTTCTGCGAGGCGATGACCTGCATGCCGCGCTTGAAGTGCTCGACGTCGCGGTAGAACGTGAGCGTGACGACGTTGCCGGTGAGGCCGCCGGTCGCGCGCTGGCCGCGCTGACCGGACTGGTCACGGAACAGGTCGTAGGCGATGTTCGCCCCGAGCTCGTCGAGGATGCCGTCCTGCGAGCGGGTGATGAGGTCGTAGAACGACCCCTTGCCGCCGCGCGCGCGCAGCATCGAGGGGCCGTCGATCGTCAGATCGCCATACTTGGTGTAAGGGATCGCGGCGAGCTGGGCGCCCTTGAGCGGCGCGGCCGCGCCCTGCGCGGTGCCGAACACCGAGGAGATGCCCTGCGGGTTGCCGGTCGTGATCGCGTAGTTGAAGTCCGTGCCGTCGAACGCGCCTTCCTTGGGAATCGCGTAGAACGTCGGGTGATCGCGGAGCGCGATCTCGGTTGCCTGGCGGTCGGAGTACCGATGCTTGTAGATGTAAGCAACGGTTGAAATGGTTGAGCTGTCGGCCACGACGGTCCCTTCCGAGCCCACCGGGCGGTGGGCTTAGCGAGCGGGTTGGTGCCGTCGGTCGTGTTGGCGGGGACAGGTCGGGTCGTCGTCGCAGGCAGGCGCGCGAGCGCGCCGGAAACGTCAGTCGTCGAGCGAGATCTGTCCGCGCTCGAGCTTGTTGATGTTCTCGATCATCGTCTTGCGGTCGGGCAGCACGCTCTTGCCGTTCGTCGGCGCAACCGCGGCGAGCTGCGCGGGCGTCGGCTTGCCGCCGGCGGTCGCCGCGGCCGCGCCGGGCTTGCCGGCCGGTTTGCCCGCCGTGGTCGTGGTCGCGCCGGCGCCGCCGGCGAGCTTGTCGAGTAGCGGGCGGTCGCGCTCGAGCGCCTTGCGGCGGATCTGCTCGTACGTGCGCGCGACCTTCTTGGGGTCGGGCATCTCGCCGTCGCGCTGGTGGAGCTGCAGCGCGACCCGGCGCAGCCGCTCGCGCGTCGCGTCGGGGCGCGCGTCGAGCTCGGCCTTGAGCAGCGGGGTCTCGTCGGTGGCCGACTTCGCGACGCGCGATAGGTAGCGCAGCGCCGCGGCGTTGGACTCCTGTTCGGCCGCGCTCTGCGTCGTCCGCTCCTCGATCGCCTTGATGCGCTCGTTCGCCGTGCGGAGCTCCTCGCGGAGCTCGCGGTTCTGCTTGAGCTGCATCGCCGCGGCCTTGTACTTGGGGTCCTTCTGCCCGGCCTTGGACATGCCGTACAGGATCTGCGAGACCTCCTCGAGGTCATCGTCACCGACCCCGAGCGCCTGCAGGACCGACAGCGGGTCGCCCTTGGCGCGGGCCTTGAGCCGCTCGAACTCCTGGGCCGCCTCGATCTTGGGCTTCCACTCGGCGAGGACCTGCTGCTTCTCGGTCTCCCAGCTGCGCCGCTCGGCGGCGAGCTGCTCGCGGCCGCGCTGCTCTGCGCGGCGGACCTTGCCGAGGCGCCGCTTGGTGTCCTCGTCTTCCGAGCCGCCGTCGGCGTCCGGCTTGGCGGCGAGCTCGTCGTCGTCCTCGTCGTCCAGGTCGTCGAGCTCGACGTCCGGCTCGTCATCGGCGGCCTCGCCGGCGCCGGCGTCGGCATCTGGCTTGGCGGCGGGCTTGGGGTCGGGCTTCGCCGGCGCGGCGGGCTTCGGCTCGGGCGTGGCGTCGCCGGCGGGCTTGGCGAAGTACTCGTCCGGCACCTCGGACATGAAGGCCTCGCGCGCAGCCTTGTCGGCCGCGGCGCGGTCCGCGCGCGAGACCGGGATCGGCGTCGCGGCGGTCGTGCCGGTCGTCTCGAGCTGAGCTGCTGCTTCGCCAGCCATGCCCGACAAGGGTTAGCGATCGCCGGTGGCATCACGACGAATAGGCCCCGTTTGAAAAGTCCGGGCAGAGATGCGGCGCGGCCGAACTTTTTCAACGTACGGGCGTTCCTGGTGCGATGACGGCCACGAGGGTTCGCGGGGTTGCGCGATCTGTCGCGCGACCCTGGAGGTGGCGGATGCGTCGCCGCTTGACAGACGCGACACGTTCCTCGAGGCTCGACACATGCGGTCCTGCGCGTGGTGTCGCCAGCAGCTCGACGCGACGAAACGGTGCGACACGAGGACGTGCTCGAAGCGCTGTCGGCAGGCCCTCCATCGGTTCGGCCGCGAGGCGTCGCGTAGGGCCTACGCGACACTTCCGCGCCGGGTTGCCTATGCCGACCCGCCCTACCCCGGGCTCGCCCGGCGGTACTACGCGGAGCACCCCGACTACGCCGGCGAGGTCGACCACGCGGCGCTGCTGTCGCGCCTGCAGCGCTACGACACCTGGGCGCTGTCGACGTCGTCTCGCGCGCTGCCCGTCGTGCTCGACGTCGCGCGACAGCTCGGGCTCACGCCGAGCGTGGCGGCGTGGTTTCGCGGGATGCGGTCCGTACCGGCGCTCGGTCCGCTGCAGGCCTGGGAACCCGTCGTGTACGCCGGCGCGCGACAGGACCTTTCGCTCGGGTTCCGCGCGGATGCGACCATCTGTCACGCTCGGCCGCGCGCGACAGATCCGGGTCGCGTCGTGGGAGCGAAGCCGGCGCGGTTCTGCTACTGGCTCTTCGAGTTGCTCGGCGCCCTGCCCGGCGACTCGTTCGATGACCTGTTCCCTGGCTCCGGCGGCGTGTCGCGCGCGTGGGGCATCTACGTGTCGCGCGCCGGCGAGCTCGACGTGTCGCCACCAGGTGCACGCGACGCGTCGCGCGTCGACGTCGGCGACGCATAGGTCATCCGTGCCCGGCGACCAGGTTCATCGCGGGCGCGGCGAGCGCCGCCGCCGGTGTCCCGCCGCCTGGCTGGTTGGCCATGAACGGCGCCGGACCCTGCCCCGCCGCCGGCGGCGCGCCCGGCGCGTTGGTGTTCGCCGGCGGCGCGTTGAGGCTCGCCGCGGCCTGGTCCATGTTCTGGTTGGCCGCCTGCGGGTTGCTCATCCAGGCCGCCTGGTTGACGAACTGCCGCAGCGTCTCGAGCCGGTCCTCGGGGGCGCCGTCGCCCTCCCACTTGAGGAGCTCGCGCTGGCCGCGCCAGACGCACATCGACAGGTTCATGTACGGCTCGGGCATGATGGTCTTGCCGTCGGCGATCTCGTCCATGCACTGCTCGCAGGCCTCGAGCGCCGCGGTGTAGAGCGAGAGCTCGGCCTCGACGTCGGGCATCTGCAGCATCCGCGTCGCCGAGTCGGTCGACACGATGCCAGCCTGGGCGAGCTCGAGCACGAACTGCTTTCGGCCGGCCGGGGTCTGAGGCAGGTCCGAGGCGACGTGCATCTGCACGCGGACCTCGCCCATGTCGACGTCCTTCCACTTGATACGCCGCGGCCCGAACCGGCTGTGACGGATCATCGTCGGCGCCTTGTCGCCGAGCTTCTTGCAGACCTTGATGACGAGCGCGAGCACGTCGATGACCAGCTGCTCGAACGCCTTCTCCTGGGGTCCGAAGCGGTCGGTCGTCTGGTCCTTGAACTCGCGCAGCGCGGCGCCGCTGTCGAGGCCGGGGGGCTTGGCGCCGCGCGTGGCCATCGAGCTCTGCCCGAACTCCTCGCCGGCGCTGTTCCGCAGGTCGATGCGGCTCTGGTAGGTCTCCTTGCCGACCGCCTGCGGGCTGATGGTCTCCGGGTAGTCGCCCTTGATGACGGCGACCGCGCCGATCTTGCTCGTCTTGACGCCGAAGTTCGCGTCGGCGGGCCGCACGAACGTCGTCGGCAAGGCGATCAGGTCGTTCTGCTTCTCGATGTGCCAGTTGCGGCGATTGAGTGCGCGCTGGATGCCGGCGATGCGCTCAGCGCCCGATATGCCGTACCAGGACTTCGCGCGCTCGGTCCACACGATGACCGCGTAGGGGAAGTCGTCCTCCCACGGCTCGTCGAGGAGCGTGTAGCCCTGGATCGAGATGACATGGCGCCCGGGCGCGTAGCCGGTCTCGCCCTTGACCCCGGTCGAGAGCCGATAGCTGTCGAGGTAAATGACCGAGTTGTCGTAGAGCGGCGTGTAACGGCCGTCGATCCGCCAGCTCTGGCGCATCGAGCGCGCCTTGTAGATCTCGTCCTCGTACCTTGGGAACCGCGCGACGAGCTCGTCGGCGTCACAGCTGACCCACTCGTGGCAGTGGGTGGGCGCCTTGCCGTCCCGGGTCTCCCACGCGTCCACGACGAAGTTCTCGACCATCACCTGCTGCACCCATGGGCGTCCGAACTTCTCCTCGACCTTGACCAGGCCGTTGCCCTTCTTCGCGCTCTCCTTGAAGCCGCCGCGGCAGTGCTTGAGCACGTGGAGCTTCTGCTTCTGCTCGTCGGCGTACCACTCGAGGTGGCGAGCTCGCCGCTGCTGCTCCCAGTCGGCGCCGTCGGTCTCGAACCGGACCTCGATGTCGGCGGTCGAGATGATCGCGTGAACGGTGTCGATGTTCGAGGCGATCGCGTTCTCCTGGACGGCGCCGCGCCGGTTCTCGGGGCTGTCGGTGACCAGCGGCGAGAACGGGTCGTAGAGGATCTCCAACTTGTGGAACCGCTCGAACAGGTCCGACTGCAGCATCTCCATCCGCCGGACCTGGCGGAACACCCAGTCGTGCGCCTCGCCCTCGGGCGCGCGCCACCACATCTCGTCGGGGGAGCCGCGGCCGCGGCCGCGACCGGCGGCCGGCTTCCTCGCCGACTTGCTCACAAGTCACCGCCGTCGGGCTCGGACGGCTCGGACTTGCCGCGGCGCCGCCCGCGCGGAACCGGCTGGCCGCGCCGCCGCCCGAACGTCTCGGGGTCCTCGAGCGGGTTGAGGTCGTCGGGCTCCTCATCCTCCGCCGGCAGCGCCGAGCTTGCGATCGGGTCGGGGCCGATCGTGAACTCGAGCTCGCGGAGCTTGACGTGCAGGACGCCGGCGGCGCGCAGCTTCGCGGCGCGCGCGATGATGAGGTCGATGGCCTCGGCGGGCGTCATAGGTCCCAGCCGCCGCCGTCTGGGCCGTCGTCGTCATCGGGCTCGAGGTTGCCGAACAAGCTATCCAGATCGTGCCCGTCGTCCTCATCATCACGACGATTAGCCAGGGCGGCGGCCACGAACGGGTCCGCGTGGACGGGCATCGAGGCCTTCTCGGCGACGACCACGCCCATGTCGAACAAGATCGCGATCGCCCGGCGGCCGTAGACGAGGCAGTCGGTGGAGTGGTTCGCCTGCGCCTTGTCCTCGCGGAGCATCCCGTACTCGTCGGGCTTCCATTGCAGGATGGTGAGCTGCTGGGCCAGGGCCGAGTCCTTGATGATCTTGAGCCGGCCCTCGACGAAGTCGCCGTTCGTCAGCTCGATCGCCCCGAACTTGTAGTCGGCCTTCCGCTCGGCTTTCTTGCAACGCAGGCCGTAGACCTTGCCGAGCTCGTCGATGAGCGCCTGGTCGGCGTCGATCTCCATGCCGTCGGGCCAACCGATGACGCCCAGGACCCCGGCGAGCTGCGCGTGGTCGAGGCCGGGCCCGAGCAGGATCTCGGCGATCGCCTTGGCATACATCGCGGTCCGCTCGAAGCACCAGACGTGGAAGATGCGGCGCTCGGCGTCGGTCGGCGAAAACGCGAAGACGTTGCACGCGAACGGGTCGCGGCTGCCCATGTCCATCGCGATGAAGTAGTGGAACGTGCCGGCGTCCCTGGGCAGCGCGGCGACCGCGGTACGGAGCGCGTCGAGGCCCTCGAGCGCCCGGTCGCCGAGCGGGTCCCACTGGTTCCACGGCTTGCCGTCGAGGTGAGGCCGGTACCGGAACACCTTATCGGTGTGGTCGGCACTCCACAGGCCCAGGTGTTCGCGCATCCAGACCGGGTGGTCGTCGGACCAGCCCTTGCGCTCCTTCTGGATGAGCGCCTCCTGCCAGTTGGCGACCAGCGCGGGGTATCGCCGCTCGGCGTCGGGCAAGGCGACGACGTCGGCGAGTGACCACGCGTGCGAGCTCCACTTGAGCCACCGCGCGAACTCGGGCTTCTCGCGGTCGCGGTACGGCCGGTGCTCCGCCGACCCCAGCCGCGTCGCCTCGTAGAACGTGCCGCGCTGGTCGAGCCCGGGCGTGCCGCCGATGACGATAGCGCCGCCGCGCTCACCCATACGCGGCGCCGCGATGCGGTCGATGGTGTGCTCGAGCAGGCGCGGGTCCCATGACCCGCACTCGTCGAGCTGGAGCTCATCGAACGGCTGGCCGCGGAGCTTCTCGGCGTCGCGCTTGTCCTCGATGCCGAACAGCCGGTAGGTCGCCCCCGTCCGCAGGCAGGTCATGCGGAGCTTGGAGTCGAGGAACGAGAAGTCCTTCGAGACGCCGTAGGCCTCGACCAGGTCCTTGAGCTTGAACCACATCAGCTCCTCGGCCTGGGCGCGCGAGGTCGCGCAGTAGACGACGATGCCGCGGGGGATGCGCGCGCACTTGATGAGCCCGCGCGCGCGCTTCGTCGTCGTCTTCGCGCCGCCGCGGCCGACGCAGAACGCGACGCGCGTGGACGGGTCGAGGATCCCGTCGGCCTGGGCCGGGTGCGCGTCCGCGAGGATCCGGCGCGTGAGGTCCGCGGCCCACTGCTCATCCGGCGAGAGCAGGCGCGTCCGGGCCTTGGCCTTGGTCCACGGCCGCGCCGGCGATGCCTTGGCGCGCGTCACGTGACCATTCCGGCGAAGTGCCGCCGGGTCGCGACCGACCACACCGCGCCGGCGTCGGCGACGACGCCGAGCCGTCGGCGCAGTGTTTCGTAGGTGACCGGGCCGACGGCCACGACGCGAGGTCGCGGCGCGCGGTCGAGCATCGCGAGCAGTGGGTGCTCGCGCATCGACATGGTCGCGATGCGGTCCTCCGAGTAGTAGCTCTTGAGGACGCCGTCGTACGACGAGGTCTGCAGCGGTCGTGGCGGCTCGCGCCACGCCCGCCAGCCGATCGCGCGCCACTCTCTGAGCTGGCTGCGGCGCTGGTCCTCGAGCGGCTCCGGGTCGCCGTCCTCGTCGTCGTAGGCGCCGTAGTCGGTGACGAGGTACGGCCGCGGGTGGCGGAGCTGTGTCCGGCGTCCGCGGTACGCGAAGTCGGGCCCGAGCTCCGCGAAGATCGCGAACGCCTCGCCCCAGCGCCGCTCGGCGAGCGCGTCGCGGGCGATGGAGAGCAGGTCCGCCGGGTGCACCGCCGACGAGCGTGCGGCGGGTCAGCGTGCGGGCTGGCGAATAGGCCCGGCTAGCCACGCTCCGTTCCCACGGCCTAGGCTGCGGTGATCCACCTCGGACCGGGCGAGGCCGAGGCCCTGGGGAACCGTCAGACCTCCCAGGAGCACCACGACTCGGGCACCAGGATGACCACCTCCGTCGAGGTCGCGCGGTTCGTCTTCTTGATGACGAGCCGGTGGGCGCGGAACTTGTGGAGGTAGTCGATCTTCACGTCCTCGGACGCGCGGATCTTGGCGACGCCGCCGTTCGTGCCCGGGATGGGCAGGTCGGGGCCGGACGGTCGCGCGCCGAAGAACGTGAGCTCATGCACCGGGAAGCCCTCCTCGGCCTTGATCCTGGCGATCAGCGCGGTGCGGTCCGGGTTGATGGCGGGCGGAAGCGGCGCCGGGGCCGGCCTGTTCTTCGAGCTCATGGTCTCCATGCGTCAACGCTCCTCATGTCGGCGTAGCGAGCCACGTTCGGGACGTGCTTCGCATGCGGGATGCGGTCGCGAAGCTTGTGGACGTAGGGCGTGTCGCACGCGTAGACGAAAGGCTGCGCCGGGTCGATGCCGAGGGCGCCGAATAGCGCGCGGGCGCATCCCCGCTGCCGGAAGTCGTCCTTCACGGCCACGAAGTAGATGACCGGGTGTCGCTGCTCGACGTCGCCGGCGATGAAGCCGTAGACGAAGTCCGGGTCGTCGCGCTCGAACGCGACCAGCGTGCGTGTCGTGGGTCGGTCGAGGATCTTGCGGATGGTCGGGTGCATGACCGAGGCCCAGTCCTCGGTGGCGATGATGCCGGCCGACCGTGCGGACTTGAACCCGCGCGACCACATCGAGACGGCGAACTCGCGGTCATCGAGGTCGGCCGGCCGGGTTGCGAAGCTCATCGCTTCCGTCTGAGCGCGGGGAAGATGGCGCCGAACTCGTTGCGCGTCGCCTCGAGCCTGGGACGGCCCGCCCCGGGGTCCCATCGCCACGACCGGATGAACAGCTCGCAGTCCTGGCGAAAGAGGCCGCGCTCTTCGCATGCGTCCAGCGCGACCATCACCGCGGTGTCGTCGAGGACCTCCGTGAACAGCAGCTGGATGAAGCGGGTCGCGACGAGCGCATCGACCATCGCCTCGAAGCGGCCGCGGATGCTGAGCGTCGAGTCGCGCGCGAGCTCGAGGATCCGATTCGGGTTCGGCTGGGGCTCGGTCAATAGAACGGTCGCCATCGTCTCGCGCTCTTCCGGCGTCAGCTTGCCGTCGCGTAGCTCGACGAACCGCATACCGTCGTTCCAGTAGTCGCGGTCGGCCGGGTTCATCGCCGCGTTGCGCTTCCGCTCCCAGGCGTGCCGCTCGGCCGACGCCGGCGGCGGCGCGCCGGGGATCCATCCTGGCCAGGCCGCGGCGAGCGCCTCCGCGGTCCGGTAGCGGTACACGACCGGCGTGCGCTTGCCCTTCGGTGTCACCGAGACGGCGTGGTGCTCGAACGGGAACTCGCCGGCGTACGGCGGCTGCTCGATGGTCACCCGCTGCCCCTCGCCATCGACTCGTTGTGCTCGCGCGCGAATCGGACGACATCCTCCTTGCGCTTCTCCTCCCAGACCCTCGCGCGGTCCTCCTTCCACTCGTGGAGCGGCTGGCCCTCGCCGAGGTTGCGCGTGTCCGTGAACGTCTTGCGCTCGGGCTTCTGCCACGCGCCCTTGACGGCCTCGACGCGGCGAACCCGCACGAGCGGCGCGCTGATGCGGTACTCGGCGCGGTGGCCGCAGGGCGAGAACCCGTTCTCCGGCTGCACGTCGGCAGGGACGAGGCACACCACCACGGATGGCGGGTCTCCGTTCGGGTCTCGCGGAACGGTGAGCTCGAACCTCCCGTGTACCGGGCATTCGTAGTCGGCGATCGCCGTGCAGGGCGGCGAGCCGCGGACCTTGACGACGAAGGTCACAGCTTGCCGCCGTACCCGCGCTCATCGAGCTCGCGTTCGCGGCGGTCGGCCGATGCGTGCGCCGCCTCGAGCTCGGAGCTGGCGAGGGCGGCGAACCGCGAGGCCGCCGACGTTGGCGCGGTCACGTTGTCGATCATTGCCGCGGGGTGGACGTACTCGCCGGACTTGAGCGACGACCGCTCGGTCGTCTTCGCGGGCACCAGCCTGCAGCGCACGGTCGCCGTCTCGGTCTCGACCACGGCGAAGATGTCGCCGTTGGCATACTCGGCGATCGCCATCGCCGGCGCGAGCACGTCGCCGGCGATGGTGAGATAGGTGGTTCCGATCTTCGTCATCACAGCGCTACTCCGTTGATGCCGACGCATAGCGCCGTCGGGTTGCTGGTGTCGACGACTACGTTGCCGACGAAGAACCGCTGCGCCGCCGGGTCCATGCGGCCCACGAAGTCCATGAACCGCGGCGAGTTGTGCGCGTCGAACTTGAACAGGCCGAGCGTCTGGGCGAGGCGCTTGCGGTCGCCGTGCTTGCAGTCGCGCTGCATGCGGTGGAGGAGCTTGACGAATGTGAGCGCCGCCATCACGGCGCCTTCTGGAGCAGCCGCCGGATGATGCCCGGCGGCGCGGCGGCGTGCGGCTGGCCAAACGTCAGTCGGAGTGCCTCATCGGCGACGTCGACCATCTCGAACACGTGGATGCACAAGCCGGTGTGGGCCGATACCGCAGTCCCGCAGTACTCGGCGCGCTCGCGCCGGACCATCGCGCCGCCCTCGCCGTCGACCACAGGGCGGTCGCTCGTGTCGTCGATCTGCTCGCCGTTGCGCAGGACGACGAATCGCCGCGTCCGCTTTGGGGCGTCGAGGTCACAGTCGACAAAGATGACCGGCATGTCCGGCGGGACGCCCGGCGCCTTGACCGGGCTCGGATTTGGGACGAACGCGACGCAGCAGATCGTGCCTGGCAGCGGGATCTCGCCGGAGACCTCGCGGTCGGTCAGCGCGATTGGTAGGACGGCGTGTTTCATGCGAGTCCACTCCTCTCCTTGTTCGCCACCATCCTCGTGAGCTGCCGTAGAACGGCCTGCTGGCGGTCGTCGGGCAGCGCGGCGAACCACTCGTGCACCGTGGGCTCGTTGATCTTGTCGAACCGCTTCGCCGCCGCGCGCTTGTTGCGCTCGATCGAGTCGTTGAGGGTCGATGCGGCCCTCGCGACCAGCGCGGACTCGCGCAGGACGGTCGTGTTGAGCTCGCCAGAGCTCGCCGCGGCCTGAACGCGGTCGAGAAGCGAGGCGACGACCGCGATCGCTTGTTCGATGAGTGTCCTCGGCGCCGCCTTCGGCTTCTTCTTGGGCTTGCCGAGCTTCATTTCGGCTCGGTACGACCGTTTTCGGCCGGAAAATCGCGCGAGCGGCTCCCATCGAGTGCGACCGGGGAGGCGACCGCGGGGCATCCCTCCCCGAGGGCGGTGGGCGCGCCGATCGTGACGATGGGGTTGTTCATCAGCTCGAGCGTGCGCACGAGCTCGAGCGTCGCTTTCGTGTTTGCGTCGATGCTCTCGCGCAAGGCGTCGAGGCCGGACCAGACCGCGCCTTCGACGTCGCTGATAGCGTCGAGCATCTGCGACTCAATGCTGTCCCTCATGTAAGCGTCTCCCGTTCGAGCCCGGACAGTGCAACGCCTGCGTATTTCCCAGCGAGATCGAGGATGCGCAGGCAACGGACGCAGGTGACGTCGGCGATGGACTGCGGTCGCGCCGCGATGTCGCGCATCATCGGGCCGTAATGGTCGGGGCGACCGTGAATGCGCATGCGGCCGTCCTCGCACGCCGGAATGCCGTAGTCCTGCATGACATGCTTGACGACGCTCATGCCGCCGCCCTGCTGCAGGTCCTGCACACGCGGCCGCGCTCGGGCGTCCACATTCCGGTGAGTGAGAGGTCGTGGCCATGCACGCAGTGCTTGCGCGCGGCCATCGCGCGGAACGACTTCGCGAGCTCGTTGTCCGCCTTCGACTTCGGCTCGAGATGCGCCGGGGCGACGCACTTCGTACGGCGACAGAGATGGTCGAGCACGAGGCCGGGTGCGATCGCGCCGACCTCGAGCTCGTACACAGCTCGATGTGACCACTCGCGCGAGCCTTCGCGCACGACTGGATAGCCGTTGTCCGCCGTGGGCCCGATCCACAGCCAGCAGCCGAAGATCGGGTCGACCGCGACAGGCCACGTGCAAGCCGCCATCTCAGCCCTCCTCGGTGGCAAGCGACAGACGCTTCACGTGAGCAAGCGCAGCGCGTACATGGCGCCCGACCGCATCAGCGCTGAGGCCGAGCAGCTCGGCGAGTTGTGGATAGGAGATGCGCGCGCCGTCGCGCAGGTGTTCGCCGCGACGCTCCGCGGCCTCGGCGACGTCGAGCGCGCAGCTCGGCGGCGTTGGGTATTCGAGCCACCGCGGAGCGATCGTCGTGCCCGGCGGCACGCCGTTGCGCCGGATCCCGCGCCGGTCGGGACCATCGACGCGCCACAGGTGGTGGCGACAGCGCACGAACGGACACGGCCGCTCGCCGGCTTCGCACTCTGCGCGGCCGCCGCTTGGCAATCCTTCGCGCGGCATCCACGTCGGATCGGTGGGCAACGCGAGCACCTTGCGCAGCCATGCCCGCGTCTGCTCCTCGCCGGATAGCTGCACCTCGCTCGTGTGCGAGGCCTCGTTGCTGCGAGCGCGCGTCATCGCATCGCCTCCAGCATCGCGAGGCTGACGCCGCCGGCGCGCAGCTTCGCGAGGCCTGCGCGCTCGATCTGATTCACGCGCGTCGCGGTGAGGCCCAGGATGCCGCCCACCTCTTCGAGTGTGATGCCGCCGCGTGCGGCGACGTCGAGCGTGCAGCTTGCGGCCATCGGGCGCAGGGTCGTCTCGCCCTGGATGCCCATCGCCGGATTGCCGGCGCGGCTCGCCTGCTCGAGCAGCCACAGATGATGGCTGCACGAGACGAACGGGCATGGGCGCGGCATGTCCACGCAGTCGGCGCGGGTCGGCGGCACGCCGGCGCGGAACTCCCAGGACGCCGCCAGCGCGATCGGCTCGAGCACCGGCAGGCGACGGCCGCGGCCGCCGACCTGCTGCTCGACGATATGGTCGTGCTGTGCGCCAGGTGCAATGACCAGTGGCCGGGGCTTCCTGGGCTTGCGCCGGCTCACGCCGCGCTCCTCGTCGAGGCCTGCTGGACGAGCTGCACGAGGTAGACGCGGCCGGCGAATCCGACGTGCACGCCCTTGGCGTCGAGTCGCGCGCACGTGCCGCCGATGCGCGTTATGGCGTGCTCGATCGCATTGAGGAGCTGCATGGTCGGCGTGCGGGATGTTCCGTCGCCCTGCTGGTCGAGTAGTGCGCGCACCGCCTTGCCGGCGATCGGGCCGGTCGGCTGCTCGAGCTTGGCGATCGCCGCGCGCTGCTCCTCCGCGGGCAGCCTCACGAGCTCCTCGGCGGCGCCGAGCGCGAGCTCGCCGCGGTCGATGGCGGCGACCACCTCGGGCACGGCCTGGTCGAGCACGTGGCGCGCGCGGGACACGCTGCGCTCGCCGACGTCGGCGCGCTTGGCGACGTCAGCCTGTCGAATCCCCGCCGTTTGGCGGCCTTTCGCGGGCCGGCCGGGCACGAGGGCCGCCATGCGCGCGGCGGCGAGAGCGCGCTGCGATGGGTTGAGATTGCGACGCGGGCCGTTCTGCGACCAAACGAACGCGAGGATCTTCGCGGGTCCGCCCCTGAATACGCGGAATCGCGGCTTGACGCCGGCGATGATGCAGGCCTTCGCGCGATTGCGGCCGTCGAGGATGAGCTCGCCCTCATCCGTCCAGATCGGCTCGTTGAGGCCGTTCGCGAGGATGTCGGCAGCGAGCTCGGCGAGCTCGTCGCCGACCATCAGCGGGAACACGTCAGCCGCCGGGTGCGTATCGTGGTCGCCGATCTTCATGCCGCGCCGCGGCGCAGCTCGCCGACGATGCGCGCGGCCTCGCCGGTGCCGGCGTCGCGATCGTACAGCCGCGGACTGAAGGTCTTCGTCTCGCGGTTTAGGGTGACCTTCAGCGGCCGGCCGCTGAAGTAGTCGATGTGGATGCGCCCTTTGTCCGCGTTGTAGTTCGCGAGCGCGGCGCGAACGTCCTCGATGGCGAGGCGCTCGTTGTTGTGGAGATAGCCCATGCCGAGCGGCCGCGTCCCGTGATAGAGCGCGTGCACAAGCTCCGCCTCGTCGATCCCGTCGTAGCTGATCTCGTCACCCATCGAGCGCCTCCTCGACCGGCGGCCTCCTTCACGGAGACCTGTAGCGCGGCCGTTCGTTCAGATCTCTCCCAATGGCGACTCGGGCGCGAGGGTGTGAATCAACGGCGGCTCGGTGACACGCCGCGCCGCGCGGCGCTGGTCGCGGAGGCGTTGCATGCAGATGCGCGTGCGCTCGCGGGCGAGCTCGCGGCAGTCCCTGCAGAGGCAGTGGTCGTCGGCGGCGGGCGCGCCGCAGCGCGTGCAAAGGGGCTCGGCGGCGGTCTTGCGCTCGAGATAGAGGGCTGTCATGCCATGCCTGCCGACGCCGACACCCAGCAATCGCCGATGGCGCTCCAGAGGTAGGTCGCGCCGCCCTTGAGGACGATCATGATGCTGTCGCTGCGGAGGAGGATACGCGCGACGATCGCCGGGCTCGGGGGTCCGCGATCGGAAAACGGCTCGCACCTGCGGGCGCAGGTGTCCGTCACAGCGCGCCACCGCGTGCCATCAATCCGAAATCGTAGCAGCGATCGCAGTGGTCTAGAAAACCACTGCGATCGACGGCGAAACACCCTGCATTCGTCATGACTTGCCTCCGTTCTTCGTGGGATCGTCGGACACGCTTGGGACACCAATAGCGAGCGCCACGGCGCGCGAGATCGACGCCTTCTCGCCGGCGTCGGCGATGGAGTAGTGAGAGACCATCTCATCGGTGACGTGGCCGGTGATGGCCATGAGCGCCTCGCGCGAGCCGCGGCGACGACCCGCGTCGTTGAAGGTGCGGCGCAGCCCGTGGGTCGTGACGCGCGGAACGCCGGCGGCCGCGCAGGCCTTCTCGAGCACGCTGCGCAAGGGCGAGCCGCGATGAAGGCCGCCGCGGCGCGAGGGGAACACGAGCTCGTCATCGCCGCGCGGTCGACCGAATAGCGCGACCACCTCGAGCAGCGCGGGGACGTCGCGATAGCTGCCCTTCGTCTTGGGCTCGACCAGGGCGCCGCGATCGTTGCCGCGCCGCACCCGCGCGACGTCGTGTCGGAGGTCGCCCCAGCGCAGCGCTGTCGCCTCCCCGATGCGGAGGCCCGTGGTCATCAGGAGGAACACCAGCCCGATCCAGTGGCGCGGCACGCGCGCGAGCACGCGCGCGGCCTGGTCGGGCGTGAGCAGGTTCGGGTCGTCCTCGGTGTAGCGCCGCACGCGCGGCGGCCGCACGCGATCGCACCAGTACCTGACGGCGTAGCCCTCCGCGAGGCTGTCGCGCGCGATGGTGCGCAGCATGCGGAGCTCGTTGAGCACCGTGTTGCCGGCGGCGCCGGCGCGAGTGCGGCGCGCAACGTACTCCTCGATGTGACTCGGCGCGATCGCGTCGAGCCAGAGCGCGCCGAGCGCAGCGCGAACGTGCCGCAGCGAGAACTCGTACTTGCGGGCGACACTGCCCTTGAGCTGCACGCGCCGACGCGCGAGCCACTCGGCGGCGAACTCGGCGAGCGTCTTGCGCAATGGCCGCGAGCTCGAGCTCGCGAGCTCGGCGCGGATGCGGTCGCGCGCGTGAAGCGCGTCGGCCTTCGTGCCCGCGATCGTCGCCTTGCGGTTGACGACCTTGCGCGTACGCGAGTCGACGCGGCGCACGCGCACGAGCCAGCGGCCGCGCTCGAGCTGCCGGATTCCCTCGTTGAGCTTCGCCGCGGCCGCCACCGATGCGATGGGTCAGATATCGAGGTGGATGCGCTGGACGCTGAGCGTGAGGTTCGCGCTCCATCCGTCCGATCGCGAGCCGCTCGCCTCGACCTTGACCGCGTTCGCCCAGTCGGTGTCGAGCTTGAGGTCGTTGACCGCGGCGATCGCCCGGTCCTTGACCGCGAGCACGTCCTTCTCCTCTTCCTTGCCCGCGTACTGCGCGGCCGCCTTGTCGAAGTCCTCGGCGAGGACCGCGAGAACCTTCTCCTTGGAAGCCGTGCGACTGATGCTCCAGCTCATGCTCGTTCTCCCTTGCCGCGGTTCGCGGCGAAAGCGTTAGGCGGCGATGTGGCCGCGGCGGATGAACAGGCGCGCGAGCTCGACGTTGTTTCGGCAGCCGAGCTTCGCCAGCAGGTGACCGCGGTGCGTGTCGACCGTCTTGATGGAGATCCCGAGCGCCTTGGCGATCTCGCGGTTCGGCTCGCCGCGGGCGAGCATCGCGACCTCGCGCTCGCGATGCGTCAGCGCCTCGAGCTCGTCTCGAGGCGGCTCGCTGGTGACGACCAGGTCGGCGCCGACGTCGCTCATCGCTTGCCTCGGTGCGTCTGTCGAGCGCGTTGGCGCTGTTGAGTCCACGAGACGAGCTCGGGCAGGCTCATGCTCTGCGAGCCGAAGTGTCGGGCGCGATCGCGGCGTTCGGCGGCGGAGCCGATGCGGAGCGTCTCTCTTATCGTGAGCTGCGCGGCCGACTTGATGAGGCCTGCAGCCATCAGCCCGTTGGCCACGGCGACCGCCGCGACCGCGCGCATCCTGCTCATCGACCGGCCTCGACGCCCCACTCGCGCGGCGCGGCGAGCACATTGGTCGCGCTGCCGGTCGTGGTGAACTTCGGCAGCTCCCGCTCGAGGCGCGCCGCGGGAACGAGCGCGCGGGCGAGCGACTCCCAGTCGACCTTCGTCGCGCCGGCGCGCGGCTGTAGCGCGACCGTGCCGCTCGAGCTCGCAATGAAGCGCACCGCGTGCCGGTCGAATGCGGCCTTGACCACGCCGCGCGCGAGCTCGAGGACCTGTTCGGCCTTCGACTTCGCGATGTGCGCCGCTTTCCAGGCGGCGATCTGCGCGTCGGTCTCGCGATCCGCAACCATGCCGGGATTCCCGGCGGGCGGCGCGGCCGCGCTGGCGGCGGCCTGATGGTTCGATGCGCGGCCGTTGCTCTTGCCCATCGCGGCGAGCCTGCGCGGCCGCACGCGCGGCTTGAAGGGTTGTGTTGGTGGCCCGTCGATTTCCGTCCGAGCGTGTGGCTGCGCGACCTCGCCAATCACGCGGCGCTGCAACGCGCAGTCAAGCGGTAGCCGGCTGAGTCAAGTCGGTTGGCGCGTTTCGCTCCGGACCGCCACCTACGTTGCGGCGGTGGCGGGGGTGGCAACGCCGTTGCGAGCCGACTTCAACGCGCGGAGGGTCTTCGGGGCGGCCTCGGCGGCGGCTTCCTCGCGGAGTCGGCGATGGAGGACGCTGTCCGGGATACCGAGCTCACGCTCGATCTCGCGCAACGATGCGCCGGCGGCGCGTAGTGCGTGCACCTTCTTCATTGGGACGCGCCGGCGTGGGCGGCCCAGCGAGCGAGCTGCGCTGGCGCGCGCCATGCCGAGCGTGTGACGTGCCTTGCGGATGACATTCTCGAATGAAGCGAACGCCTGCACGAGCTCGAGCAGCGGGCCGGCCGCCGTCGCGTTCGTGGTGTCGAGCGGCGGTTCGCGTGCGCTGACGAAGGCGACGTCGTTCTCGCGCAGGACCTCGAGTACTACAACGAGCTCGTGCAGCGTCCCGAACATCCGGTCCATGCTGCTAACGACGAGCACGTCGTAGCTGCGCGCGCGCGCGCCGGCGAGAACTCGCAGGATGCCAGGGCGTCGTCGGACATCACGCTCGCGGTTCGTCGGATCGCCGAACGTCGTCACGAGCGTCCAGCCTCGGCTCTTCAGGAGCTCGATCGCATCGCCCTGCTCCATGTAGCCGGCATCCCCCGGCGATCCCTTCAGGTACAGCGCGGCCCTCATGACCGACATCGTAGATGCTGCGCAGCCACGTGCGCGCGTTCTCGATCGCATCCGCTGCGCGCCGCCACTCCGGATCGTCGAAGCCGCGACCGACCGCATCGGCGAGCTCGCCGAGCGAGCGCAGCATCTCGCCGAACGCGGGCAACGTCCGCCGCGGCGTGATTGGCTGGTTGCGCCACGTCCGCAGCTCGGTTGGAGGAGCTCGAGCGGCCAGCGGTGCTGTCGCGACGACCGGGATCGTGAGCTGACGCGGGTCGGGCTTCGGGTTGGGCTTCCTGGTGGCCATCGAAGCGCCTATCGACCGCGGCGCGGCGGCGATTCTTCGACGGAGGCCCGATCACCGCGACAATCTGTCATATTGAAGCCTGAACGCGCTAGCAGTGCAGATCTCCAGGCCGCTGATCGATCAGATTGTGTCCCGCCTGCCCTCCAGAATTCTGGCCATGGCAGGATGAGTGGAGTAACGACGAATGAGCGGCGGTCGATATAGCGTGAGACGAACGGTGTCGCGCCCGCGGGTGATGACGACAACCTACACGATGCGGGTAAACCCTGATGAGCTCCTGCGCTGGAAGGCGGCCGCGCGACGCGCGGAGCTCGGCCTCAGTGCGTGGATTCGTGCAATCGTCGACGTGGCTGCTGCCGACGGCGACGAGGAGCAGCTCCTGTTCGCGCGCCCTGCCCCGTCCAATCCGGAGGCTCGGTGATGCCGGATCGGGGCGTTCCGCGAGTTGACCGGTACGCCGATTCTACGACCGCAGGACGAGGTCATACATGACCGCGCCGCGTCGCCGCCGCGGCGTTCCGCCCAAGAGCGTTCTCGCGTTGCGCGCGCAGGGACGCAGCCTCGAGCGCGCGATCGCGCGGACGATGGGCCGCGAACGCGAGCAGCTCGCGCTCGGGCTGCCGAGCGATGCCGGGCCGCGGGCTCGTCGATCCAGCGCCCGGCGACTCGCTAGGCCGACGCCGACACGCTCGAGCTCGCAGCTCGCGCTGCGGATGCCGGCGACCTGCAGCGAATGCGGTCGCCGCAACTACCACCTGCGGTCGTGCTCGCGGCGCCGCTGACACGAAGGAGCATGAGATGGCGAACACGCAGATCATCGTCGCGAAGGAAGGCTGGATCTTCATCGGCGACGCCCGGCGCGAAGGCGACTTCGTGGTGCTCGAGCGCGCCCACAACGTTCGGCGCTGGGGCACGACCAAGGGCCTGGGCGAGCTCGTCTCGGGTCCCACGGAGAACACCGTGCTCGATGCTTGCGGGGTCGTCCGCATCCACGCCTACAACGTGATGCACGACATCGCGGTCGCCGCGAAGGCCTGGAAGGCTCCGCTCGGCGAAGCAAGCAAGGCCGTCCCGCGCGACCCCGAGAACATCGAGCTCGTGATCTGCGAGCGGCGGTGGGTCTACGTCGGTCGCGTGATGCGCGATGGCGACTACCTCGCGATCCGCGAGGCGATGAACCTGCGCGGATGGACGTCCGCCGGGATCTGGGGCCTTCGCGATGGCAGGAAAACGAACGTTACCCTCGACGAATACGGCTTCGTGCGTGTCGGCGTTCTGGGTGTCGTGGCGTCGATCGACTGCGACCCGAAAGCCTCTGCCCTCCTTCCCGCGCGCCTCGCGAAGCGAGGCGCGCCGTGATTTTCGGGAACGGGGACGGGGACGGGTACGGGGACGGGAACGGGAACGGGTACGGGTACGGGTACGGGTACGGGAACGGGGACGGGAACGGGGACGGGTACGGGTACGGGGACGGGAACGGGTACGGGAACGGGGACGGGAACGGGGACGGGAACGGGTACGGGAACGGGTACGGGTACGGGAACGGGGACGGGAACGGGGACGGGTACGGGAACGGGAACGGGTACGGGTACGGGAACATCCCCGACAGCTTCTTGGGCCGCGGCGCGGGAACCGGCGGCTACCTCCTCGCGCTGCGCGACGGCATCAACGGCGCGACGGTCGCCGATCTCGTCATGCT